ACGCTTTATTTGAGAGTAGAGAGAGATAAAGATTTTGATACAAAGAAAGGGAATTTTAATGAAGCTTGGAAGTTTATACTTCGGAAGCCTGATTCTCCAGCCTTTTTAGAGGCTTTTAAACTTGGTACACCAACCAAGTGGAAGGAGATAGTAGAGAGAGAAGGAAATGTGATTATGCGTTTTTCAGACGTAGTAACTACATTGGTAGATCAGATAGTAGATAGAATAAATCATCGTTCGGATAAAACCGAATTTATGAGAAGTTTTGACTTTGTGAAGTATGTGGATAATAACACATGCGATATAGAGTCAGATCCTATATATAATAGACCAGAGAAGAAGACAGAGAAGAAGAAAGACGTAAGATACGTCAAGGTCATAAAAGAAGACCAACCAAAGCCTAAGAAAAATAGGATTTGGAAAGAGAAGAGGACAGAGATGGAGACAACCACCGTTCCAATTACAATGCAGATGCATGCGTTTGATAGGAATAGGAGTTTGAGTAAGTTTTACCCAGTGGTGGAGAATAGGAATTATAGATCTAGTGTACAAACTAGATTGATAGAAGTTTCTAATTCTCCCCGGGTTTTACCAACAGGACCAGATGTATGGAATTTGCCGGCTGATCAACTCACCAATCTTATTCATGAAGTGAAGAAAGATGGTGATATTAGATTAGTTGCAGCAAAAGATCCATTGTCTCGGTTAAAAGCGTATGTTTCGCATATGTCGTTGTCGTCTGTACCAAAGACGAGACGTAGAGTAGTTAGATTGTTGAAGTATATGTTAGTAGGTTTCAAGTACATTTTCAGAGAAAAAGCATTGATCAGAATTCGAAGGATTTTGAAAGATGCTGGATTAGTTAATACTAAAGTGTATTGGGAATTGTTATTCAAGGCTGTATGGACGTGTTCGCACACGGCCATTCACTTGAATTTAAACAGTACTGATGTAGGAGATCAGGTTTTGAATCATTTAGGATGGGCAAAACAAGCAATTTATGAGAAGATTACAACATGCCCGTGGAGTAGGGTTCCGGATGGTTTTAGACCAATGGAGGTGACAACTGAGAAGTTTGTTACTATGTATGTGAATCATGAAGTTGAGGTTTTAAAAGAAGACGATTACGAGTATTTCGTGCGTCTTCTTACCCCAACCCAGAGTTTTAAGGATAATCATCCAATGTATTCAAATCATGAAGAGTGGTGGCCGTATGTTTATGAATTAAGAGATAGATGGAATGAATATTTGGATGGAACTATTTGCCCTTTTCTTACGAAATATGGACATTATGTTTTGTTAGGAATAGGAGGTTTAATAGCTTTGGGCTTAGGAATGATGGCCATTAAGAAAGAAGAGAGTTTGGGTCCCGACGTTATTAAGGAGCATCTTCGTGTACCAACGAAGGCCCCTGAAGAATGGAGAGACCAAAGACTTAGGCCAGATCAAGCGCAAACATTCGGAGAGAGAGAACAATCTAACCGACACGATTTGCGTAGTGAATTTAAATTAAGAGAACCAAGAAGAGAGAAGAAAAGTACTCGACTAGGAGTCGAAGTACAGTCCTTACCAGAAGGACAGCATCATCAGTTGCCGGGACCTAGATTACCAGTGATTGGACAGAGTTTGCCTGAAGGGCAAAATCACCAATTACCTGGAGCTAGATTGCCGGTAGTTACACAAGGAGGAACTTTATATAGGGCTCTTTCATTTGAAGAATGGAATGAGCCCATTGATGGTTACCTTAGACATACGGGATGGCGTACTAATTCACAAACTCTTGCTGAAAGTGGATATCATTCATCAATAAAAGATGATGATCCAGTTTTCAATGAGTGTGTTGCAAGAATGTACACTTGTCGTAATGATGATGAGGCTGCTCAGGCAATGCAGACAATTTTGCCTATAATACGAGAGAAAGGTTTTCACCTCGGTTTCTTTGAAGACATGTACAAATGGAAGAAGTACACGGCTCAGAACGATGTGGGAATGCAAGTAGGAGGGTTATCAGCTTTTATGAGAGAAGTTCGTTTGCAGTATGCAGAGGGATTTATCACAGCCAAAGGTGTGCTAAGTGGACGTCGTTTTATTACGAATGAACACTGGTTCATTAATGGTTATGATTATCAGAGGGTTGAATTAATCAATAATGGAGTAGTAACTACTACATGTTTGGCGGAACATGTACGAGTTTCTCGGGCTCCTCAATTCCGAGATCTTGTGTATCTTGATTTTGACCCCAAGATCATGAATGCACAACAATCGCTAAAAAATAAACTTTATAAAAACATGGACGATATGTACTCGAACATGAATATGGAAGCAGAGTTTTCTCGAATGACAAAGACTGTTATGAGTAATGGACAGGTTGTTATAGAGAGAATTCGCCGAAATGGAGCAGTTAAAGGCACAACCCCGATAACAGAGACCACCAACGTGGGTAAAGTAGATATTAAAAACTATTATACGTTGGCAGGAGCTATGGGAAATGCCGGAGATTGCGGAGAAGTTTATACAAACCAGGATCATACAAATGTTGTTAAAGTCGTGGGTCTTCATTCAGGAAGATCAGGCAATGACAGCTATTTTGTTCCGATTTTTCAATCGGATTTAAAAGAAGATGGTTTTGATGCGCAGGCGTATATTCCTGAGTGGTTGAAATATATCACTCCAGAAGTGTCCCCGCCTACGTACACTGGAAAGTACATTTATATGGGACAAGTAGTAAAGAAGAAGATCATTCCTGATAAGACTAATCTGATAGCTACTCAAGCACAGGGAAATGGAAATACGGATCCGATGTATCCGATTAAAACTTTCCCAGCAATTTTGAAAGTATCACGTTTTAGAGATGAAGTAGTGTTTCCTTTGGATTCAGCCATGAAGAAATTGGGTCGCTCACCAATGCGACCGATGACTAAATGGATGATGGAATTGGTTATGAAGCATCCTTCTATCATTTTCGATGGGTTTTTCCCAAAGTATATGAATTTGAAGAATGTTCGACCATGGACAATAGAGGAGGCACTGTTTGGGATCCCAGGAGTGTGGAAAGGTCTTGCTCAAGATACGGCAATTGGCTACGACATGGAGTGTATCTCAAAATACAAGTCGCGTAAAGAGATTTGGGATTGTGAGAGACGTTGGATAAGTCCAATTCTCCGACAGCTTGTTGAGAAATTAAATCAAGCAGTTAGGGATGGCTTAGTACCAAAAAATGTTGTGGCCGGTTGTCTTAAGGATGAGACAAGACCAGAAGAGAAAGTAGCGACACCGCGTTTGTTTTGCGTAGGCTCGCTATCACATCTAGTTTGGACAGTCATGTGGATGGGCGCTTTAGTTACAGAAATGAAGCGAAACCGTTCCACAAGTGATGTGGCCATTGGCACTAATGTCTATGGTTTTGACTGGAATCTTATTCTCAAGAAATTTGAAGCGTTTGCCAGATGTAAGTTTGGTTGTGGAGATTTTGGAGACTATGATACGTCCGAGAACATCTGGTTAGGATGGGCTTTGGGAGAAGCATGTGTGCCTTTCTACGGACTTCCCAAGGATAGTTGGGAAGAAAAGTGTGTGAGGTACGCTTGCGAATCCGCATTAGCGCCGTTGTTAGTAGTTGGAGGACAGTTGTACTGGATGGATTATTTTAATTCGTCCGGTGGATGGTTAACAGGATTTTTGAATTCTTTTGTGAATATTTTTATTTTTAATGCATGTTTTTTTTATGTGCAGGCTTTTTCAGATGATGAAGATTTTAAAGATGCGAAGAGACGAGATGTCTTGATTTTGTTTGTCTATGGAGACGACAATATTTGGGCAATACTCGAAAAGTATTCGCGTCATTTTAATATGATCATTCTTGAGAAATTAGTTTTTGAGTTGTTTGGTATGAAGTATACAACTGCTTCAAAGAAAGCTATATTAGAACCGTTTGTAGAACGGGAAGATGTGGAATTTTTGAAGCGTAAGTTGATTAGAGATGGGAGTCTTTCACGAG